AGTAAGAAAAACGACTGGAAAACCCAACCAGTCGTGCTTGTTGGGGTATTTACGACCATACTGTAAATCGTGTAACCAACAACGACAAGTCCGAACAGAAGTAGAAATGATCCCCCAATTGCACCAAACATTTATTCTTAAGAACCTATTTTATGAAACCGTTTGGTCCATGAAATAGTTTTTCAACTGTTATTTTTATACACCAGTGTCCACCACTCGCTTTAAGGAAGCGAGATCCTTTACGCCTTGACCTCCGGCTTGACGAAGTGGACCTTCAGGAAAGACTGGAGGTTCAGGTACGTGACCTCCTGACCGTCCTTCGCGCGGAGGAGCTTGCCGAGCTTGGCATCAGGAATAATGCGGCGCTTGAAGTTGGGATCGAAGCACGAGTGCGTCTTGACGTACGTCGAGATGAACTTCGTGACATCCGTCTGGGAGCGCTGGGACTTGGCAGGCAGACCCATGAACGACGCCAGCTCGTCCGTGATCGGGCGGAGCTTGAGGAAGGCGTTGTTCGCACGGCGGGCCTCCCACGCGGCCTTCTCCTCGGGCGTCATGTCAGCAACATCCTTCTTCACGCGGCGCTTGGAGTTGCGGACATCGCGCTTCAGGGCCTTCGCAGCCTCGCCGGCCTCCGCAACCAGTGCACGAACACGCGCCGTCCACTCCGTGCCGAGCGCCTTCAGGCTCTCCTGGAGCGTCGCGAGGATCGTCGCAGCAGAGCGGGACTCGGAGGCATCGGCAGCTACAGCCGGAGCAGCGGCGGCAGCGGCATCAACAACAGGTACAGTTACCTCAGCCTTGGCAGCGGACTTCTTGGCCGGGGCAGCCTTCTTGGCGGGAGCAGCAGCGGCAGGGGCAGGGGCGGCAGCGGGGGCGGCGGTCTTCTTGGCGGCAGGCATCTTCGTGTTTGACTTAATGGCAGAGTTAGAAGACGACATTTCTAACGCGGTTGTTATACTACTAGTAGTCCTTACCTGTTTAAATCACAATCTAGTCAAGGCGCTCACAATTATGAAACAGATAGGGTAATTCTCTGGACAGTCGTACAAAATTGACAAAAGTACCTTGGAAACAGACCAAGAACACTGGAGTCTGTTTGCTCTATTCTTTTCAAAGTTGGTTATACAGGCTCTCATCCAATGAATGTACTTGTACCGTCTAGAGCGTATAGAATGCTCAGTGGCAAACGCTACTATATCCATTTGAATAAGATTTATCAGAACGTACATCTGCGACCTGTTCAAGGAAGAGAACAGTAAATGATTCATATCAAAAAATCCATTCTCTTCAATGATCTGACATACTGTCAACCATTTCTCATCCACTAATTCGGAAAAATGTTCAGGTAGAGGAGGATCGTGATAATTTTCTATTTCCAACTTCTTTCGTATTCTGCAAATATCACGTAATCGTCTTCTTGTTTCTATTGTCAACGGTTGACGAGTATACGGATTTTCTGGTCTAGCTGAACGTTTCAAAATATGGTACATGCTTCGAACATCAAACCAGTAAAGCTTATCAGCTTCTCTGAATGAAAAATAGTTTAGAGGATTCAACTTTTCCTTTTCATCCAGTGTTACCAATTCTTCAGTGTTATGGCATGCAGATCGTTTTAGAACTCCTTCACCAGCTAACTTCAATCGGTGCCTCAAAAAGTAACCCTTCCAAATTTTTTGAATAACAGTAGCTTTTTGATTTCCATTGTTCACATCTGCCCATAGACGCTTGTTTTTTGTCTTAGCGTGCTTTCCACAGAACAAAAGGCCTTTCATGGCTTGAGAAGGACACTGCTCTGTACTTGTCTTGTTCTTGCAGGATGCACACAGAACCATTATTTAATGTTCTCGTTTCCTTTCCTCTAAAGCATAAATTTGGTTTTGTTTCCCCGAAAACGGATTTACACCTTTCTAACCTATAAAGATCACAACAACAAGAAAGATGAACGGTCCTATTCACTCGAGCAATATCGATGTCAGCAACGTAACGTTCCAGGTAGGTCAGGCTAAGGCAGGTCGCAATCCGTCAATCACGATGCGCTATAATGGCAACAGTCTGCTTATCCGTCTGCCCCGCGTTGGCTACCCTGGTGGGTGCCTGGTGCGCGAGGGCGATAACGGTATGAAGACGTACACGCTCATTGGTTCCCTGAAGGGTGCCGATCCGTATGGCAAGGAGCGTTCGGCTGGTACCGATGATATCGGTAAGCTGTACAATCTCCTGACGGATCTGGAGAATCACATTATCAAGGCTGCTGTGGAGAACAGCACCAAGTGGTTCGGCAAGAAGCGTTCAGAGGAGGCGATCCGTGATGCATTCAAGCGTATTCTGAGTTTCTCAGTAGACAAGGTTGATGGTGAGTACGTGCCGAATGGCAAGTATCCTCCCAGCTTCCGCGTCAAGGTTCCGGTCTACGAAGGTCGCGTGTCCACGGAGATCGTGGATGCGTCGCGCAACCCTGTGACATATGTCACGCCCGAGTCGCTGACCTCTATCTTCCCTAAGGGTGTTGAGGCAAATCTCGCAGTCAGCGGCAGCATCTATGTGATTGCTGGCGGTGGCTTTGGTGTGACATGGCGTCTGACGGCAGCTCAGGTATTCCCTCAGATGCGTCGTACGGCTGCACAGATGTTCGATGATGAGTCGGGCGCTCCTCCTACGATTGTAGAGGATGAGAATCAGACTGCTCAGCCTGATGAGAATCAGGCTCCAAATGAGGATTCGGAGTATGGTGCTGGATCTCAGGCTCAGCAAGTGAATGAGCAGGCTCAGGCTCCTGTGTCTGCGCCGGCTGCTCGTCAGCCTCGTCGCCGCCCGGCGGCGGGTGCGGGTGCACCTTAGACCAAACACATGAATCTGTGGGAGCAGTATACATAACAAAAGAGTCATCAACAAAAAGTACCGAGCAATTGGAATCAATGTAAGGTCTTTTTATTTCCGGGCAGCCGCTCAGAGATAAAAGCGACTTTTTACCACACTTTGGACATTCGTGTATCTCTGGCATTTTGATCACCATTTCTGGCGTGACAAGTCGGATACTTGTATTCAAGGTCTTATCAAACACAGTTTTAAAATCATCTTCTAGGCAATCCTGATAAGCTTCATTGGACATAATGGACCAAACGGTAGCGTCTTTGCATTCCCACTTCTCCTGAAAAAGAGTTGAGAACACGTTATCTCGGAACCAGAGCGTGAAAAAGATCTCTGGATGCTCTGGATGGTGCTCAGCAATACCTACCCTTTTTGAGTTCTCGTCGTAAAGAGAGTACACGTTCCAATCAAACGACCGATCCAACGATCCGCGGTATACGTCACGACCATTGTAATGCCACTCTTCGGCATCATAATCGTCATCATGATCAGCTATATCTTCCGAGGTATCTCGGTAGACGTAGTTGGGTTTTAGAATTGAATACATTATTCAGTAACAAGTTAATCAAACTTTACAGTTACACGCACATCGTGACGGGTCATGGACTTGGTAGCCGAATGCGAAAGTTCGTGTCGCTTCTTCTTAGGACCATCTGCCTCCTTAGCTTCGTGTAGACGAGTTTCCATATCAGTATGAATCGTTTCGCGATTCTTCTCAAGGTAATCCAGCACCTCATCGGAAATCGCCCACTCAAAGAAATTCAGCTGCCCGACAGTCGTATCCATATCGTGAAACTTAATGCGCTTCCATCGACAGAATGGATCGAACATTTTCTTACTGTAAGCTTTGAGATGTGACTTGTATGACAGGTAAACAATCACGTGCTTGTTGGCCTTGGTCATGTACGAAATATTGTACTTCTTTGCATAATTGGTGACAAACCAATCAATAAGACGAAGAGATAGGTTAGACTTACCACTCAGAATATCGCGAACGCGCTCAGTGTTCTTTTCAGTATAAAATCGCTCGAGGCGATACAGTACCCATTGTTCCTGACTCTGTATTTCCATTTACTAATCTTCTTATCTAGCCTGAAAACGGGTTTAGTTAATGTAAACATATAGAGTCAAATGGACCTAGATAAAGTTGAACAGATCTTACTTCTTTACGGTCAGGATGACCAGCGCACAGATGCTTGGCATACCAAGCGAGGAGAAATGCTTACGGCTTCCGAGATTTATAAGGCAGTTCACGATGCATCACCTGCTCTGAAACACGAGATCGTGATGTCCAAACTTACTCCCAGGCAGCAACAGCAGTCGGGGTTTGGACCCAAAGCTCTTATGTGGGGAACAAGGTTTGAGCCTATTGCCAAGCACATATACATGACGTATATTCAACCAGGTGTTCGCATCGAAGATACAACCTGTATTCCTCATCGGGACCACTCGTTTCTAGGCGCATCGCCAGACGGTATTCTGATTTCAGAAACGAAGGATGATCCTCGGTATGGACGTCTAGTAGAATTCAAGTGCCCCATATCCCGTGATTTCTCTGACGAAACACCTATTCCTACAACGTACTATCACCAAATGCAGCTGCAGCTGGAGTGTACTGATATGACAGAGTGCGACTATGTCGAAATGAAGTTCAAGGAGGTGACGTATACTGAATGGTTAGAATCTACCGCTCAGTATAAATCTTGGTTTGCAATTGATGAGAGTGGAAAAGTCGTGTATCGGGAAATTGAAGACCAGCGCGATGTAGCAACATGGCGTCGCGAAATGATGCCAACTTTGGAAACTGAGTGGTGGACTACTGTATATTGGGTGTTTGATAAGTACCGTTCAAAATTGGTTCCACGTGACCCCCAATGGCTCTCAACTAACCTCCTGAGCTTTCAGGAAGTTTGGAATACGGTACAAACTCATCGGGCGGCTGGAACGGTGCCAGACCATCCCAAGGAAAAAACAATTCTAACTATTTGATACCGTCATATCAGTGGTTGACTTAATACCTACGGGAAAATCAAATACTGGATTATTAGGAACAATAACTTGAATGTTTCCCTTTATAAATGAATTGGATAATAGATCATCGGCTGGAACATTAATATGACCATCCGTATACGTTAGTAACTTCCTAGCGCCCGCCTTTGAAACTACATAGGCCGTCGTATGGTTAAAGAACTTCTTTTCAATATTGAAGAATGATTTATTGACTGGATCAGTTTTTACGAAAGGGTACCATTCACTAGAACCCAGTTGAATGATATCAAAATATAAAGGCAAATCGTGAAGAACATTCATATCTCCAACAGTTTGGGCATCGTCTTCTATAACAAGATAGTTGTCAACATGTGGATCTTCTAGGAGTTTCTGGTAAAGCTTAATGTGACTCCATGAACATCCAAATTCTCCAATAGCCATTTTTTGACCGTTCAAACGAACTTTTTCATCGTATTTCATACTTTCTCCGTTGTAGGTAATTGTACTTCCTGAAACAGTAATGTCTTTCCCATTAACTCCGTAAAATACCTCGTTATTCATTCCAAACGCGGTAAGATCTGCCTGGAGTTTTTCAACTATTGGAATACGATCCTTACTACTGTGAAGAGTCAGAACAATAGCTTTCATCGTTTTAGTTGGGAAAATAATGTTCCTAATTCGCGGGAAAAATCCAAGTTCGGTGATGATCTTCTGCTTAGCTGATCGGATAGCATCAATACGTTGGGACCACCAGTCTTCTTCGACGGCTTTACGAACAATTTCGGAAGCCTTTGCAGGGTCTTCTAATGGCAGACGAACAAACGCTTGGGGATCAATATATGTTTCCAAATTTGGGCATCCCCAATAAAATGGTAAGCACTCACACATCAAAGGTTCCCAAATCTTTTCAGACGCATAATTGATTTCTGAGTTGTTTTCTACCGCCAAAACGTACTTGTACTTTGAGTATACACTGTACCGATTGTCATCTGGGACAGGTCCAATATAGGACGTAAGATTGTGGTAGTTTTCCTTGCCATACACATGAATTGTTTGCATGTCACGCACAAACTGAATACGTAAACTATGACCTGTATCGTTCGTTTTATTGCTCAGAACAATAGCAGCTTCATCCTTTTTTGGAGGAAGGGTTTTGAGATCTCCATTCAAAGACCACTGAGCTGGGTTCAGAAACATGCGATGAGAGTTTACGTGTAGAAATTTTGAAGGATCGGGATTTGCCCAAGCCCCCCATGTCTTCACACCCCAAGATTTGGAGTCATCATATACCCATGGCTCCATCTGAAAAATCATACTTTTTTTAGGGTCGTAGAACTCTTCGGTATTTGGCAAGTTTACGATAGCGTAGTAATCAGCTTCGTCTTTCCACGTAAGTTCGAAGCCGTCATGAGGCATGACTCCAAACTCTTCGGCCATTTTCTGCGATGACTGCCAGTTCCCGATCAGCTTTAACTTAGGAAGTTTACTTACCGGATTCTTAACATTCTTGATATACATTCCATCTTCTGGTCCAAAATACGGTGATTGCTTTAATGTATTCACATTGACCTTACTCTTGAAAAACCCAAGAGTATTGAATCCCATACACTGAGGATTTCCAAGAGCGAGTCGTTTAGCTTCTTCTATATTCACTTTGTTGAAGAATAGATCATCGCCTATATGATCCAATCCCTGTACAAACGTAAAGTCTTCCACAATATTATCAAAATCTACAGATGTGTAATCTTTCTGAATATCGGTATCAACATTCTGACCAGTGCGCTCATACCATTCGGAAAATACAATCTGTGGCCGCAGTTCAGTACATTTCAGCTCCTTACAAATCTTTACAACGTAATCAATACCGTGCTTAATACCATTCTTGGCAATATAATCTACAAGAATACGAGCACCTTTCTTATTTAGAGAGTATGCAAATCCAGCGCCAATATTCAAGTCATTCTGCATATCCCCAATCGTTATTGTGCCAGACTCTTTGACGTAAATATCCTTGGTTGCCTCACGGTTGGCACTGAACATGTGGTATCCCAAAAATAGGTAATCGTGAGTCTTGAACACATCTCGGGAATTCAATGCATCATAAACTTTCTTA